GTAATCGCTCATGAAACAAAATGTCACGGGCCAAGTGCCTGAAACCAAACGATAAAACAGCGTTTTGAAACGGGTGAAACGCCCCTGTTACGGTTGGCTGTTTCACTCCAAGGCACTGATAACATTACCAAAATCGGGGCAAAAATCGAAATGAAACGGTTTTTCGGGAAATATAGCCCCATATAGGTATTCACCCCCCTACTGTGTTATGTATACAACTCACCCCCTCCATAAGTCTATATATATCTAAATCTCGTTTCATTTATAATAATAATAAGAAAAGGGGTGGTTTTTCAAGGGCTTGGAGTGAAACGGGGGGTGTGACAAACGCCGTTTTTCTGTTTCAAAACGCCTTTTTATGCAGCAAAAACAGGCACTTAGCCCGTGACACAGCAGTTAGCCGATAGCTTGCGTGTCAACAAGCGATGCAACAGCCGCGCCTACCTATGCTGTTCTGATAAGACGTGCCTGCCTATGCGGTTCAACCGATAACAACGCCTGCCTATGCGCCGTGAACCCGGGGGCGCGCCTGCCTATGCACTTCAACCCCAGATAGGCCATATGGGGGCATGGGGAGGGTTGCTGGGCCTCCCCTGCCTTGGATCAATAGCGCGGCAGCATGGCCTTTAATTCTGCCTTAATCTCGCGGGCTTTGTCGCCGCGCCATTGGCCGGCATTGGCCAGAAAATAGCGCACAACGCTTTCGGCATCATCGTAATAATATTTGTCGCTGATGCTATCCAATGCCCGCATCGCATCAAGGTATGGAACGGCGCCGAAATATGGCTTTGTCCAATCGCGCTGGATATCGCGCGCGATGGCATGCAGTGGGCGGATGGCGGTGGTGGTGGTGGTCATTGTCTCTTGCTCCCTATCTGGCCAGAAGCGGCCATATGGCCGCCCGCGCGTGGCAGGCGGCCCTATGGTGGCTCTAGGCGGCTGCAATGGCGCTTGCCTTGCGCTTGCTGGGACCATGCGCAGGAAAGCCGATAATGGCTTTGCGATTGGCAATGGCGCAAAGCCCGCATGTTTTGCACGTCACGTTGTCTGATATCGTTGCCGGGCATATGGCGACCTTGCGACCTTGCGGCGTGACTGTTGCGCGCGTTGCATCAGCCGGCAGCACAACAACAACAGGGCCGGCATTGCTGGCGGCTAGTTCATCAGCATGCGCCAAATTGTTGGCGCTTAGGTTTACCGTGAAACCCATAGCGTTTGCCGCCGCTATCACGCCACCGTTGCCGCCAGCAACAGGCTTATGGGTATAGGTAAAGCCACGCTTGCCACGATTGGCCTTTACCAGTGCAGCGAGCGCGGCAACGTCAATATCATCGCCAATGCCGGGCAGATCCCCAGCCTGATTATGGCGCCATAGCGTACCTTGGGGAAGCGCGGCAATTTCGGACATTGCGGCATCCCATGCCATGCCTGCCTTGCGAGCCGTCACTTTGCGCCATAGTATCGCCAGCGGGCCCGCTTCTGCATAGCAACCATTTGCCTTGAGCGGACATGCATGGGGGCATGTTTCCTCACTGGTAGTGGTGACGGGGATATCACCCGTTTTGCTGTTGCGGCTTTTGCGGGTGACTTGAATGTAATGGGTTGTCATGGTTCGTTGCTCCCTTTGCGCTTTAAACCGGGCTTATGCCCGCCAATGACAATACCCATATCAGCAATCGCGTCAATAACAACATGCAGCGCAACGCGCCTCCCTATGCCGTTCAACCGGGCAACATGCCTGCCTATGCGGCATCAAACCGGGCAACGCGCCTGCCTATCCAGTTCAACCCCAGAGAGATGCGCAGCGGACAAAAAAAGACCGGCGCGAGGCCGGTCTAGGTGGGGCTGGGGGTGCCTGTCAGGCGCGCAAGCCGCAGGCCTCAAGGAAGCGCGCAACGTCAAAGCGCGGGTTGTCGTCCGCCAGCGCAGCGGCAATCTTGCGCCGGGGATCGATCCCCAATTCAGCGGCAATCCGCAGGGCCTCGGCGATTAAGACATAATCCTTGCGTGTCATGGTGTGGATCCTCTCAGATGATCATTAGGACGGCGATGCATGCCACAAGCGCAGCAGCTGCCAGTGCGGATTGAAGGCGGCTCTCAATCATTGTGATATTCCTGACTGTCGATATCGATCATGCGGGCCTCAGCCTGCGCCCTCGGATCGTTGCGCACCGCCAGCTGGTTCAGCAGCAGCTGCTGCTCAAGTGTGAAACGATCCCAGAAATCAGCCACGCAATCCATGCCATAGCAGGGTTCCTCACTGACTTCAGGGGAGGGCGCAGTGTAATGATCCACGCAAGCCCAGAGCGGCCCGTACAGGCCGGCGGACGTGACGCCTTCCCAGCACTCAGCCACCTCGTCCGGGCGGATGATGTCAAAGAAAGTGTGCGGTTCGATCTTCATGTCTAGTTCCTTCCTCAGTTGAATAGATGGGGCAGCCAGCGAACCAGCTGCCCCAGTTTCGATTAAAGCAGCTGGCGCAGGCCCTTGCGGACGATGTCCTCAGCGTCACCCACCGCATCGATGATGGCATCGTGCAGGAGGTTATCCAGCGCCTCCGCCACCGCCTCTTGGACAGTGCTCTTCACCGCCTCTTCAACAGCCTGCGTGAAGCTGTAGCTATCAGGGAATTCCTCCAGCTTGCCTTCGATCTCAGCCTCAATGGCTGAGTAGACGGTGCCACTGCGCTCCTCAATGATGTCGATGACAGCCTCCTCAAGGCCTTCGCGGCCAAGCCACAACTTGTCACGAGCAGTGCCGCTGCGGACGTCCAGCACTTCGAGGACGCGTTCGGCGAAATTGTCCCCGTCCTCTTGGCCGCCTTCCAGCAGGGTGATGCGCTGCTGCAGCTGCTCAATGGCAACCAGCAGGCCAGTGATGACACGATCACTTGCCGCTGCGCTGGTGGCGATGTCGGCGCGGAGCCAGTTGAATTCGGTATTCATTTCCAGTTCCTTTTCCACTTGGATCGGGCAAAACGCCCACTGACAGCAGTAATGCAACAGTCAACCCTGTCAACCAGTTTCGTCACCAGTCACTGCAACGATCGTGATATCAGGCGCGATGAGCAACATTGTTGCGCCCTGGTGATTACATTGTTGCGCTGGTGGCAGCTGGCGACACCCCCACCCACCCACTTCGCCCGGCAACGCCGCGGTTTTATTCTATATATACCCACTCTCCCCCACATTTCGCTCCAAATCCGTCTGGGCTACACACCGAACCCCCACCCCCTAAAACACCCCCCTTTGTTTTTATGTGCGGTTCCATTATGTTTATTTTGTAGTTTTGCCGGGGCGCTGATTATGTTTGATGACACGGGTGATTTGGATGTGATAGGTCCTGCTGAGCGGGATGCGATTTTTGCTCGGGTGTATGTTGAGCAGCGTGCGCTGAAGAAGGGGAACGCGGCTGAGATTGCGTGCGTCAGGGCTGGGATTACGAGTCCTGAGTTGAACATGTCGATTGTTGCTTCAAGGCAGTTGGCGCGTCCGGAGGTTCAGCGATTGATTATGGCGGCTGAGGCTTCGGGGGTTGAGGTTGAGCGGCGGGAGTATACGCGGGATTTGTTTTTGGATGAGTTGCAGGCTGTGGTTCAGGCGGCGATGGACAAGGGTGCGTATCCGAGTGCGATTAGTGCGGTGAAGACGCAGGCGCAGTTGCTGGGGATGTTGGATCAGACGGTGAATGTTAATCACAGTGTGAGTGCGAAGGATCTGGATTTGGCGACGCTCAGGGCGATGGTTGCGGATCGGGCGAGGCCGGTGAAGGTGATTGAGGGGACGTTGGTTCGTGGGATTGGGGATAACGATGACTGAGACGGAGAAGGACGCGCGGATTGCGAAGTTGGAGGCGGAGTTGCATCGAATGCATCGGCGCCATTCGGAGATGGCGCAGTACGCGGCGTTTTGGATGGACGAGTATCTGCGTATAGTGGATGCTCAGCAGCGCGCGGATTTGGCTGCCGGATGAACGACGACCTGACGCTGGATGAATTGCTGGCGGAGTTGGTTTCCCGCGAGGAGGCGATATCGTCGTTTGCGAAGTATGTTGAGTATGTGAGTGGGTTAGCGCCGCCGCCGCATTTGCGGTTGGTGTGTGAGAAGCTGGATGCGGTTGCGCGCGGTGAGATCCGCCGTTTGATGATCAGCATGCCTCCGGGTCATGGGAAGTCGAAGAACCCTGACCGGAATGTGATTTTTGCGACACACAAGCAGGAGTTGTCGGATTCGTTTGGTTTGAAGGTGCGGAACGTCATCAAGGGAGACGAGCACCGTCGGCTGTTCCCGGGCGTTGGGATTAGTGCGGATAAGACGGCTGCTGGGGAGTGGATGACGACTGGGAGTGGTGGTTACCACGCGACGGCTGTTGGCGCGAACGTGACGGGTCGTCGTGGGGACATATTGATTGGGGACGATTTGCTGTCTGGGATTCAGGCGGCGGAGAGTGAGAGTGAGCGTAACAAGTTGTGGTCGTGGTATGGCGCGGATTTTTTCACGCGTCGGAAGAACAAGGACACGCCGATAGTTTTGATTGGGACGCGCTGGCATCTGGGTGACCACATGGGTCGTCTGGATCAGGCGGAGAGGGATGGTGAGGGGGAGAAGTGGGAGCGGGTGATATTGCCCGCTATGGCGGTGGATAAGGACATTCTTGGGCGCAAGCCCGGGGATGCACTGTGGCCGGAGCAGTTCCCGAAAGAGGAACTTGAGAACATCCGCCGCCAGCCATCGACGACGTCTAGGATCTGGTCGTCGTTGTATCAGCAGAACCCGGTGGTTGATGATGGGGGTATCATCGATCAGACGTGGTTTAAGTGGTGGCGCTCCCCCGAGCCGCCGAAGGTGAAGTATGTTTTGCAGGCATGGGACACGGCGCTGACGGCGAACAAGACGTCGGCGTTTAGTGCGTCGACGACGTGGGGTGTGTTTGACGACGACAATGGGATTCCGAACCTGATTTTGCTGAGTGTGTGGCGGGAGCGGGCGGAGTGGCCGATTCTGAGGCGCATGGTGCAGCGGATGGCGACGGACTATCGGGACGATAACTATAAGCTGCCGATCAAGGCATCG